GACCTTCAGCATGAACATGAGCAAACATACCATGATAGGTAGTTGCACTTGGAAGATCACCTAAAGTAGCATAATGGTTTGCAAATAATACCTTTCCAGTTGTAGTGATGTCTCTTGTAGTTGTTGCTCCTCTAGCAAGGACATCATCAAGTGTATCAGTGCTAGCACCAAGATTTACTTCTACAGAAGCAATTCCATTTGATAAGGTTGCTGTTACACCAGTTCCGACAAAGTTAATAGTTCCAGCAACACCAACAGAAGAACTTTCATCTTGGATAACAATTCCTGTTCCTTGGGCAACAATACCAGTTAGTCCAGAACCATCTCCGACAAACTGCTGTGCAGTGACATTTCTTCCAACACTTAAGTCTGTACTGATTGCAACAGTAACCGCATTAATGTTTAAGTTATTTGGTGAATCAATAGTTGGAGTTCCTGCACTAGAACTTTCAAATCTGGTTGCAGTAACGACTCCAGTGACTGCTACATCACCATCAACATCAAGTTTTGACGCAGGTAGTGTAGAACCAATACCAACATTGTAGTTTGATGTTCCACTTATCCATGAAGTATGACCAGAACCAATAACTAACTGTTGAGTTCCAGTTGGGGAAACACCAAGAGTAGTCTCAGTGCTACCTGCAATAATTACAACATTGTTTGTTCCACTGGTAATTTCTTTAGCAGCATAATTACCAATAACAATGTTTCCTTCACCCTCTTGTACACCAAATAGTGCTTCCCTACCTAATGCAATATTGTAGTTTCCACTGGTATTTGTTGTACCATAGATTGCTCTATATCCAATACCAATGTTAAAGTCACTAACAGCACCATCACGATATAGTGATTCATATCCAATGGCAATATTATATCCACCATTGCCATCGTGGTCATATAGAGAGTTCCAACCAATACCAATGTTGAAATCACCTTTACATTCGTATCCAGCACCACTACCAAGAAGGACTTGTCCACGGGAGTTACCAGACTGATATCCAGTAAAGTATCCGATTGCTACGTTGTAGTCGTTCTCGTATTGAGAACCAGCATAGTAACCAATTAAAGTATTGTAATCTCCACCATCAGAGTCATATCCTGTTCTGTATCCAAGAAGTACGTTACCCTGCTGTGCATCATTTAGTTCATATCCAGCCTCATTTCCAATAGCAACGTTATTTGAACCAGCACCGATATTAAATAGTGCATTGTGACCCATTGCGACGTTTCCGTCACCAGTGCTTACGTTGTATAGTGCTTGGTTACCAAAACCTGTATTGTAGTTACCAGCAATTGTTCCACCTGCTAAAGCAGAATTACCACCTGCAGTATTGTAACTACCACTGTTCAGATTTCGTAGTGTATATGCACCAAGTCCAGTATTGTAACTACCATTTATTGGTCTATTCTCTCCCGATAAAGCACCAAGAAGGGTATTATATCCACCTGTGTTTAATTTTGCTCCTGCTTTTGAACCAACGGCAACGTTTAAGTTTCCATTATTCTGGTATCCAGAGTCTTCTCCAGCACCATCTCCAATCAGGACATTTTGAACACCTGACTGCGTATAACCTGCTTTATATCCAATAGCAACTGTAAGTTCTCCAGATTGGTTACCACCAGAAGCAGATGCACCAATCGCAACACTTCCAAAAGAGTCTGTAGCAAGTTGGAATGCGTCTTTACCTATTGCTACGTTATTGTAACCAGTAGTGCCTTCTTTAAATGCGTTCTTACCGATAGCAACGTTGCCTGATAATCCACTTGCACTAGCACTGGAAAGAGTAGAACTACCAATTGCTACGTTGTAGTCAGAATTTGATGCTAAATTTGAACCAGCATCATCACCAACTAAAATATTACCTGCAGAATTAGAGAGGTTTGCTGCTGCACGAAGACCAGCAATGAAACTGGTAACATCACCACCTGAAGTTTCAAGTCTAAATGCAGTTACAACACCAGTAAATCTACCATTACCACTTACTACTAATTTTTGGTCTGGCATAGTGTTGCCAATACCAACATTAGATACAGTGTTAATACCAGCACTTGTGGTTTCCCAAACACCATCCTGTCCAGTACCACCTCCACCACCAGAAGAATTAATGGTATACACACCAGAATTATTGGATACGGTCACATTTTGACCACCAACAATAGAAGTGACTACTCCAGAAAGAGTAGAACCATCTCCATCAAAAGATGTAGCAGTAAGAACTCCAACTATTGCGTCTGGAGCACCTGTTATTCCTTCAGCAACAGTTGCCACATTTGCTCTCTGAGCAACAGTTGCTATTCCTGCCGTTTGGGCAAAAGCAACACTAGAGTTTAATGCAGAATCTACATCAGTCGAAATTGCATTAATAACTTGCCTTTGCTGCTCAAACGTAGAGTTTACACCAACTACTCGTATTGCCATTTATACTCCTCATTAAAAATAGAGAAAAAATAAGGAGGGATGGGTTCTCCCACTCCCTCCATAATAAAACGATGTAACCAAGAAAGTAATCAGTCGAGGCTGATATTCAGTGTGACTTTAATTTGGTCACCGTTGTTCTGAATGTTGTATGGACCGTTTGTGAATCTTTCAGCAAACATGATGCTGCTGTAAAGAGTTGCACTTCCAACACCCGCAAGAGCAGGTTTCGTTGTGAATGTATTTGCGTCTACAGACTCAAAGACAGCATAAGAGGAAGATTCGGTAACGGTGTTACCTGTTCCTGCTGCGATGTAGATTACATCACCCTTGCTGAGACCGTGGTTTGCAGCAGTTACTTCACTATAGTTGAAGTATACTGTGTCACCCGTAGCAGCCTGGATGTTGTTAACTAGGTTATTGCTTAGATAGACGATTCTTTGAATTTCGTCATAACCAGTAACCTTAGTTCCTGCAGCAATACCATTAACCTCACCAGGTAGATTACCGTGGGTTACTGCCATACCTACGCAGATATTCTCACCAACATTCTCTGTGAATGTAACAACACCAGAAACTGTTCCAGTTGTTGCTTTGTCTAGGTAAATTCTGTTTGTACCTGCAGTACCGACAACTCTTGTTTCTGCTGGAATGTTTGTACCAGCAACTCTCTGGTTGGTGGTGATTCCACTTGCATCAGTAACGTCAACGATGAAGAATCCAGTTGAACCTACACCAGTTGGTTCATACTTCTTATCGAAGAGAGTAACGAAATCTTGTCCGATAGTACCAGTTGTTTGTGTCTTACCAACTGCAACACCTTCAGCAACTGAAGCAGCATCGGTAACACCAACCAGTTCAACTGGAAGGTTGTTTGCTCTTACTAGGTAGTAACCATACTGGTTATTAGCAGCAGAGGTAAAGGTGAAGGTCTGCTCAGGATATGATGCAGTTGTGGTTCCTGCACCAAATTCGATGTTCTGGTTGAGGAATGTTGCAGTGTTAGGAACTGTTAGGACGATTGTGTTGCCGTCAATAGCAGCAACAGTTGCCTTACTTCCTACACCACCACCAGATACATAGTGACCAACTGCAATGTTGGTTGTGGATGAAACGGTGATTGTGTACTCGTTTACAGTACCAGAACCAGTTGTGGTAACAATAGCATTTGTAATCGTTCTTACATTCCAGAGGTTTCCGTTAAGAAGGATACCATACTGTCTGGAATAATCCTGATCGAATCTATTATTAATTACTTCTGGATAACCATTTGTTGGTGCAGTGCCGTAACCTACGTTACCTGTTGCATCGAATGGTTCGTAGTACTTATTATCTGCAGGAACATCAGATTCACTTGGTTCCGTGTCACTAGAATACAGCTTTAGGATGAGATTTCTTGGAATCTCATGGTTGCTGTTGACAAGGTATCTTAAGGATTGAAGTTCGCCACAATCTGGTACTAATAGTGCCATTGATAAAGTCTCCTAACTACGTAATTGAACGTTTATTAAATGCTTTCTAAACCTATTTATAGTAAATTAAATCTTTATTTTGAGAAATACAGAGCATCTCTGGATTCCTGTACAACTCAAAGCACTGAATCGTAGAACATCCCCTACATCAAGGTTTTTGGACCAAGTTGTAAGATTATCGTCCTTATTCTTATTTTGATTTAGTAAAACAGGGAATTCACTTCCTACGATTGATGTAAAATTATCGGGGAAGTCGGCATATGTTGCCTTTTCTATATTTATAGCTATATTTCCAGTCTGTTCTGAGAGGACTCTCCACTCAACAATGTCACCAGTAATGTCCATTGTCAAAAGTCCTTTATCACCTGGAGTTATATCATTAGAACCATTGTCAATCAAGAATACAACAGTTCTAGTTAAATCTGCAGTTGTCTGTAGTGCAACTCCAGAAAATTCAGAACCATTAGAAGGTGCAGATGCAAATTCTATTGTGCTTCCAGAAACTTGATAATCAATTCCTGGACGGAGTTGAAGTCCATTTACAGATACAATTATCTGTTGTTCATTTGATGGTGTATATGGTGCCCCATTTACAACCAAATCAAATATAGTTCTAGTTCCATCAAATAATGATGAAAAGTCGTCAATGATTAGATTAGTATATTGGACACTTCTTAACGGTGCCTCATAATTTACATCTACATTATACGCATCTTCACCCTGGAGATTTACATTAAAATTTGGAGAAGATACTCTTACATCATAATTGGTCATAGACTTACTCCAGGAGTAACAAGAACACTACCCTGAACAACTCTCAGAGTAGTATTTGTTGGAGAAGTAATCATAACATCATACACATATCTGCCACCACTCAAAAGAGTAGTATCAGTTCTTGCCATAGACACCATAACTTTTCCCTGTGCTCTATTAGGGAAAGAGATTGTGAAAGGAAATGATGTAGAAGAAGTTGGATGCTTCTTAATAACACTATTTGCCGTATAATTAGTCAGATTGAGTCTAGACCCATTCTCATTATAAATGGTAAAAGTGCTTTGGAAATCAGTACCTTGCTCTAATACTAAATTGATTATCTTAGCAGACATTGCAGGTGTTTAATTTTAAGTATTTATCTTTTGCATGATAATTTTCAGTGCATCTTTAATTTCACTGATATCATCTTTCATTTTATCAAGTTCTTCCTTTTCGGACAACTTTGCTTTCTTTGCTCTCATGTAATCATTATATTCCTTGTCATTAGTATTAATGACAGCATTGGTCTCCTCATCTCTGAAGAGACCCTTATTATCTTTAATCGGTATCATAATGTTGCGATTGCTCTCAGGTCCTTAATCTTAGGAACAATTGCTTGATTAGTTCCTGTCATAATGACTTTAATCTGGAATCCATTGAATAGTGGTACTTCTGGTGAAGTATATTCATAACTTTGGAACTCAGATTCAGATGCTGAAGACAAAATCTTAACATCTGGGTTTCCACTGTTTGATTTCGCATTAATTACATTACCATCTTGGTCTAGATTATCGAAACCAGGGAAGAACTCATACAATTGCTGGTCTGAAGGTGCATCTGCTCTTAATAATCTATACATTACGACGATTTCATTAGTGCTGTCACGATATGCATCGAAGAATACTTTTAGACTTGTAGCACCTTTGTCTAATTTGATAACTCTAGATACATAAATCGCAGAGTGTGGATCATAGTAGAGACTATTGACTCTAGAATCTTTCTTCAAATCAGGAATTGGTTTATCAATTCTGTTTGTAGTCATAATCATGTTAACTCTATCTAAGTCTACAACTGGAGATACTTTTGTATCCTTTGTTGATAGATTCAGTTCCATGGTAAATGATTTATGTCCAAAGAAATCTGAAATATTATCAAGTTCATTAACTCTAGAACAGAGAATTCTTGGAGTATCGAAATAATTGTTAGAATTTAGAGAAATTGGTTCAAATGGTTCTACAACGAATGAATTTTCGGAACCACTTGGACTTGTTCCACTAATAGTTCTAATTTTTGCATCAATAGATGTTGTTTCAGGAAGAAGTGACTGTAAGTTTGGTCTGACACTTGTATACTGAATATTATGTGTTGCTTTTGGTCCACTTAATGCGTTAACCGCAGCAGATGAAATATTCAGATCATAAGTTCCACCAGTCTTGGTCTGCTTAAAGAATAGTTTTGGTGTACCATTCTTTCTATCTTTACCTGAAGTCTCGGGGTCAAGTTTAATAGTATATCCATCAACAGTGATTGGATAATCAATCTTGTTAGCATCATCGAGACTATGCTTTTTGTTGATTCTTCTGAGTGAAACACCATTGAATTCATACTTAAATACAGGTGTTCCAATTGGATGAGAAGGAATTACCATAGCATGGAATACACCGTCATCTGTGTTATCAATACCTCTAGTAATGCCTGTCAATGCACTAGTTGCGGTATTAACACCAGTATATTTGATGACTTCATTGTTCATCTTGACATATCCAGGATTGTCAGATGAAACACCAATATTTTCAAATGAGGTGAAGATTCCTACAGAGGAAACTGTAATATCTCCTGTATTTGATTGATTGAACAGAGCAGTTGTTTTTTCTGCAGGAACGTCAGATTCAATTCCATAGAGTTTAACAACATTCTGACTATCATACATTCCATGATTATTGTGGCTAACCTTGAAATGTAGTCCATCTTGCAGAGTTTCAGCAAAATTAACAAGACCACCAGTTACGGTAGAAATACCATTACTTGTGTTTACATATGAAATCTCATTAGTAGTACCAGATGTATTAATATCATCCTGTACTTGGTCAATAATCAGTGAATTAAACGAAGATATGACTCCCACAGTATTTGGAATAGTCATTACCAAATCTTTTCCGAATCCACCAGTATTTGTTGCAGATACAGTTAATGCATCACCAATTGCATATCCAGTTCCACCCATAGAAACAGTTGCCGCAACTGCAACACCACCTTGAATAGTTAAGTTGACTTTACCACCAGAACCTCGTCCAGTAATAGAAACTAAAGGTGCGTCGGAATATGTTGCATTAGATGTGTATGCTGTTCCAGCATGTGTCATAACAAGTTCGGAACCAATTCCAATAGCACCAACAACACTTGTCAACTTACCAGAGAAATCTGGATAATTTGTCTGATATATTGTAGTTCCTGGAATAAGTTCTGCAGCATCTGTTGGAGTTATACTTCCTGCGAGTCCAACTAAAATTTTCTTAGAATATGCAACAATTGGATTTGGTCTTAGTGAAGCAATTTGTCTATTACCTACACCAAGATTTGGATTATAGAACTTGAAGTTGCCCTCTTCTTGAGTAAAGTTTGCTCTGTAGAGTGTAAATTTCAAATCTTCCAACTGGGAAGGTTCCCATGTAGCACCATTCTGAGACTTGAATAGTGAACCAAGAGATGGTTGCTGAGAAACAATGACTTTCTCTGCCTCTGGTTTGTTGCTAGTAGAAACATCCTCTTCAGTCATTCTGGAAATCCATACATTGTATGAATCTGAGTTACTGATTAGAACAATTGAATATGAATTTTGTGTTTCTAGATAAACTGGTGCGGGGAATGTGAACTTAGTAGGAACAGATGCATCATTAGAAACAGAAACTTGTGATGGATCTATAGAAACTTCAGCAAATGGTAGAATTTCTTGTGTTGGTAGACCCAACGACATAGTTCTAATCTGAAGTGTTACTGGAAGTTCTCCAGCATCCTTTGTTCTAAAGAAGATATCACAATCAGTAATGAATACTCCATTAGGGTCTTGAACTTCAAAAGACTGTGCAAGAGGGTCTCCCCATCTTCTCTGAACTCTAGTCGTTACTAGTCTATTTCTAGTGATAGTGTTAGCAACAAGTCTATCTTCAGTTTCTGTTAGAGTTCTGGCTTCATTTCTAATGTTTCTCTCTACATTAGCATTTCTGATTCTTAGAGTTACATCCTCAACATTATCAATTGTTCCATCAGAAGTAAATGTTCCTTCTGCTGTACTTTCTCCACTGTCTTTGATAGGATCATTTGACTCGTTTGTTGTCAATACAAGAGTCTTGGTTCCTGATTCAAATTCTGGATTTGAAGGAATTGTTGGGTCAGGAATGAATAGTGAAGAAATAACAGTACCAGCAGAGTCAGTAATAAGTCTAATGTCTTCAACATCAGCAATAGCACCACTAGATGCACCAACTAACTGCATACCCTTTACGATTGAACCAAAGAATCTAGAGTCTGCTTGATTCTCTAAACTTGCAGTATCAACATTGAGTACTTTAGTTGTTGATGAGTAATCTTCTGAAAGAACACTATTTACATCATATGGATTTTCTTTGTATGTTTCTGTTGGTGCATTAAATGGACCATACTTATGATTCTGAGTTGCCAATCTAAATGTGATTGATGTGTTAGAACCAGTTACAGGAACGAAACCACGAACAACTTCACCTGCAGTAAATGAACCACTGGTCATTTTAACTTCAATCAACTTAGGAACCATGAACCTAGTCATGTTCACATTGTCGAAGAATGCATACAAACGGGTTGCAGGTTTCAGTCTTCTTCCAATAACCTCGATATTTCTAGACCTCATCATAGTGATGACTGCTCTAGAAACTAATCTGTCACCAAGAGATACGGTATCAAATCTCTCACTTACACCAAACTGAATTCCCTGTCTAGACTGTTCTGTTGTACGTGTAGTGGTCTCATTGCTGAATTGTAAGAAATCATCACCAAATGTTCTTGTGGTTGTAGTTCCCCACCAATCATTTTGAACATTTGTAGATACAAGTCTTGTTCCTTGCTGAATTTCAGCAACAACTGGTCCTTGGGTAGTAGAAGTTCCAGTCCAGTTTGTTTCCCAAGCATTCCAGTTAACTGGTGAAAGACCAGTGTTTGAGTCAACACCAAGAGCTTGCATTGTTGTATTGAAACTTCCTTCAATATCGTCAGTTCTCTCAGTTCTTCTTGTCTCAATCCAAGTGTCTGTTGATGGGTTTAACTCAATGCTACCAATCCAACTTGGTGTGTTGAATGGGTTTACATTTTCAACTCTGGTTGCAAACTCATTCTTAGTATACTCAACACTTTCATAGTTGAGCATAACCAAATCATTGATTCTGGTTACATTCTCATTACCCAAATCATTTGCAAATCTTAAATCTGCATTTGGATTGGATGTTGTACCAATACCAATAATTGCTTCAGAACCAAGAATTAGGTCCAAAGAAGTGGTGTAGTGTTGTGGTCTGAGGATTCCAGATGCAGTATCAACACTTGCTTTATATGATGGGTTTGCGATGTCTCCACCATTATAAGACTTGAAGTTATCAACAAAGAATCCAGACTTAAACTTATCAAGACCAGTTCTTGGGTCTCTAATAGTTAAGTTCTTAGTATCGGTTTCTAGAAGAGAAAGTGAACTGTAATATTCTACGTTTGAAAGTCTAGTCTCCAATCTTGAGATATCCTTCATAGTATATCTCTTGTGTGTAGCAAGAGAGAACTTGATATCCTTTATGTTGTAAACATAAGCAGGCAAGAATATAGTTGCAATTTCAAGTGCAGAATCAAGAGAACTTGGTTCTTTTGGTGCCAATGAGGAGATTCCCTTATTAAGAACAAAAGTTCCCTCTTTTGTTAAGTACAACTTATCGATTCTTGGTAAGAAGTAGTTGTATGAAAGAACAATTGCCTTATCTTTTGCAAAAATATCTGTAGTTGAGTTAGCACTCTGTGCAAATTCTCTTGAATTGTACTCAAATGGAGATGCAGTTGCAGTTGTTGGGTCAAATCCAGTAACTCTTGGACGTAAATCTACAATATCAGTAGCTCTAGTTCCATCAACAATAGGGATATCACCTTGATATCTATCCATTGAGTAAGAGTCTGCTGATACAAAATCACCAATATCAGAAGTATTGATAGTAAAGTTATTAAAGATAACTCTTATCTTCTTATTTGGTGCCTCAGTATTTACTTTTCTAACAATTCTAGAATAATCATAGTATTCAGATCTTTGACCACTATCTAATGAATAGTTGTCTCTGATATTCTTATCACCAATTTCTAATGCAGTAATATCACCTGAAATATTGGTCTCAGTTGAGGTAATTGTCTCATTGAGTGCAAATCTATTCTCATTGATGTAAACAACTTCAATACTATTGATTCCATCATTTGATGCAACAAGAGCAACAGCACCACTAGTCTCACCAATAACTCGTTCACCATTGATAAAGTTAGAGATACTTGAATTTAGTTCCTCAAGATATATTCTAGGTAGAGATGGATCATCTGAAGATGAAGACTCATAAATTCCAAGAACTTGAACAACGTCTGGAACATTTAGAGAAATAACATCATCTTGAACTCTAAGACCATAATGCTCACGATATGTCAGTCCATCAGATAAAGTAGTTGCACCAAGACCAGAAGAAGATAGTGATGAACCATCAACAATTAGACTTGAGCACCTTTGGAATACTTTATCCTTCACAGATGCCTTAACTTTCTGGAAGGTGACAGTTAGGATTGCATCACCATCTTCAGTAAGATTCGTTAAACTGATTGTTCTTCCAGTAACATTTAACTTTTGATTAGTTAATGGTTCTACATTACCAGAGGCAACATAAGTTATGTTGTAATCTTCCTCATCAAATGGTTCTAGAGCAAAGTTTAGATCCGTTTCCAGAACACTAGAGAATGAACCATTTGCAATGGTTACATTATATGACCTTCTTACTACAATTTTAGAATCAGATAGGTCAAGTGATGCAATGTTTACATTCTTCAATCTGGAGTATAGGAATGCGTTCTCTGCATTCAATACTTCAAGAGATACTTTCTTTAAATCACTAGTTTCTACATCATTGAGAGGAAGAGCACCATTAGAGATACCTGTTACTGTATTTGTAACTCCCAATTCAAGTTTGTTATTTGTACTGTCAACACCAGTAACTTTGTTGAAAGTTGGTATGGTATCTCCTGCTTGTGAGAATGAAATAATATCACCAGTTTTGATACCAACAGTAAAGTTAGGACTTGTAGATGTTACAGTAGAGACACCTGCAGATGCTTCACTGACTTTATACTCTGCACCAATAGGAGACAGATTAAATGTCTTGGAAAGAACTGGGTCTGCACTGAAAGAACCGATTCCAGAAGCCTGATTGTCCGCATAAATTTGATGGACATCACCTAATCCAAAATCTCTTATCTGGGTTACAATTCTTCCGTTGTTAATACCATTAACTTTAATTTCTTCGTCTTCTCTAAAGTTTCCTGATACTTGATAAAGGTGAAGAATTTCACCATCTGTAACAGATTCAACCAAATATCCACTAGCACCACTTACTGTACCCTCAATGTAACTAGATGCGGATAGAGTTACAGTAGCATTCAGTGTTAGGTGTGTATATGTTTGAATATCATAAAGTGAACACTCATACTTAGTTTCATTATTTTCGTATGCAGCATTCTTTAATTTTAAGTCATATACTCTAGCAACACCAATTTTAGTTCCTGACGATGTTCCTTGAGCACCTGTTCTGGAATCGTATAATTGAACTTGAGAGGTTGAACCAAATCCTACTGGAAGTGAACCATATACGTTATTGACTTCAATTTGTCTACCAACACTAAATGGTAGAGTATGGTTCGTAACCTTGTTAGTTTCCCTTGGTTTTTCAAAGTCAATGATGGTACTATCAACGGTTTCGATATCGTATCCTCTTACCGTTGCTTTACCAGGAGATACTACAATACAACCCAAATCTGCACTTGGGATATTGCCTTGTCTTGTTTGTTGGTCGGAATTGTATACACCATTGTTTCCAACCTGATTATTAAGTGACTCCTTAATAGATAATCTAAATGGTCTCATGTAATAATCACCATGAAGATCATAAATTCTTCTGGCAATTTCGTCCTGAATAAGTTTAGATTCAGTCTCTTTTACAAAGTTTTGAGGTACACCATCAGTCAGTCTCAATAACTCAATGAAGTTTTCATCATTGAAGTCAGTGATTTCCTTTTTGATAAGTGTAGCAGTCAGTTTTAATCTATCAGCACCAGGTGCTGAGAAGTTAGAAAATCCCTGTGCATTATCAAACAAATCATCATTCGTGTTTGATGCTACTACTAACTCTTCATCAATTAATAGTCCAACTCTATAAGATGGGGAGTTGTCATATTGGTCAAGAATAACTGTTTGTGGATTAACAGTTACAAAAAATCCTCTGATAAAATAGATACCAGAAGCAATCTTTACTGCAGAACCAGTTGAGATTGAGTTGGAGATAATTGTGGTTGCCAGTGAGGAACCAGACCTAATTGCAGAGATACCATAAACGATATCGTCTACAGCAATCAGATTTTCTCCATCAGCAAACTTACTAGTTGTAAAATCAGTATTACTAGAAGTTTGATACTTAATATAAAGAGTTACATTATCTCTTTCAGAGTCTATTCCAGAAATATATCCTTCTACTTTTGCGGTGACACCACTAGTTTCACCTCTAATTAATTTACCCTTCAGACTTTCAAGATACAGTGATACTGGGATGCCCAGGTGGGTTTCATCAATCTGTACGTTAGTATAGTCATCATCATAGGCAATATTGCCAGGGATGACCATAGAACCTTCTTTGAAGAAGTGTTGTCCAAAACTCTCAAGTTGGTTCTGTAAAATTGATTGGAGAGTCGTTAACTCTCTTGCTTGAATTGGAGTTGCTGGTTTGAATAATACTCTTTGATAGTTTTTCGACGCATCAAAATCATCAAAGTAAGGAGATACATTTAAATTAGTATTCTGTGGCATTTGTCTTTAGAACTCCAATACGATTTTAATATCTTCTTTTTGACTAGACGATCTTGGAATTGCCTTCCTATTGTCTAGGTAGATTATGTCACCAGACTTTTTGTTGTACTCGGCAGATGAAATACCAGCAACAAAGTTGCTTCCTAACTGATAAGTCCTACTATTTATTACCGTGCTAATACCTGTAAACGCAGTGTCAACGGACAATGCAGGACCAACAATTTTTGGTGAATTGATTACAAATGAACCACCACTTGCTGGTGTAGATGTAAAACTATTGATTTTGTAATTAACACCAGCAGTAGCAAGTCCAACTGGTTGATAATACTTCAGGACACCCGTTACATTATCCCATGCAGCAACAAATCCAATAGCAGTAACACCTTGACCAACTGTCTGTGTAATGACCGAATCTACTGGATATGTTGTTTGTGTTGTAACACCAGATAGTTTAATTGAATTAAGTGCACTAACTTCACCCAATGTCAACTTTTCTGTATCACTACCAAATACTGTTGGGTCTTTGATGATTCCAACTCTTGCAAAGTCATTACCAAGAATTACGTCAGGGTTTGAATCATCTGTAATGTATCTTGAATAAACTAGTACTCTATAACTTCCCAGTTCTCTGTAAATATTATGACCATGACCACCTTTAGGTGGGATAATTACATCAAATTCTGCAAATCCACCATCATTTGATAGTTCAGATGGAATTCCTGGTGCTCCTGGTTCAAATTTAATAATTCCATTAGTATATCCAGATCCACCATCAGTAACGAATACCTCAGAAACCTTACCAAAGGAGTCTACAGTGATGGTTGCTTTGCCACCAGTTCCATCACCTAAAATTGGGATATTAGTAAATGATTTTGAGATTGGTTGATATCCTAAACCTCTATCAGTAATTGTTATAATTTCAACTTTGCCGTCTATTGCATTATTCTTTGTTGAGATTGATTCACCAACTGTTCCCCAGTTGTTAGGGACAGGAATAAACTCAATAGAGTCAAACTTTACAATCTCAGATGGTTTAATGGTAAACAAATACTTCCAAATATAACCATCACCACTTGTGCCTGCTGGTCTTGGTTCTAAATCAATGAATGATGGTTGGTCAAAGGATGGTCTACCTTTTGGGTTCTCTGGGTCTGTACCATTCTGAAGACACAGATATACTCTAAAGTCTTCATTAATGACATAAAAATTAGAATTATACAGACTCGGTTGATTCGTTACTGGAGTCTTGTTATAAATCGTATAATCATGACGGTACATCTCATATGTAGTACCAGATGTCCATGAAACTTTACGAATCATTCTTCTCACATCTTCTGATGTGACCTTCTTCATAGCAATGATAGTTTCCTTGATTTGATTTTCTTCATCAAATCCATCTAGAGGGGAAAGACCGTCACCCCAGTTTGCGGATCCACCAGCTTGTGCATTAAAGCAGTTTGGTTGACCAATAAATGTATAATATGTATTTGCGGTACTACCAACCGAAACCAAACTCTCTACGAAAGTCTCGGCATTCATCACCCTGAATTGTTCAGTTATAATAGCAGGCATTGTTTTTAAAAACGACCATTTTTCTTTTATTTAGGTCTTAATAATATAAATACAATCCTTCAAACTCCACAGAGTCATTATATACATCTAGAAAGATTGTGTCAAATATTAGACCTTATGATAGACCCCTAGTTCTGTAAACATCGGGTGCTGTTGATAATCCAACTAATCCGTTGTCGGTATTTACAATGAAGTCTTCTGGACCAAATCTAATTCTATTCTGATAATCGTAAATCTTACCCCAAGAATATCTTCCATAGAGTCCATTCTCATTTGCCAATGTGCTCACTTGAATTGGTCCATTACCAGGAGCATATGCAAACATGCATCTAACAGTTACAATTCCAGTAGAAGGAGTTGCATCAACTCTCTCTGCTTGATAAACACCATCAATGAAAGAAACTGCGGTTCCAACTTTAGATGCAGGATAATTTGACACACCACCAAGACTTGTAGTGATACCAGTTAATGCATGACTGACAGTTGAATTGCTCTCAGTAATTACAAATCTATCACCGACTTCTATTTCAGAATAAGTTACACCATAAGAATCCAGAGAAGAATATCCGATTCCTAGGGTTGCATTATCATATTTTTCAGACTGTAGTATGAAGTCAATGAAACTATTACCCACACCAACATACTTGATGTGACCAAAGTCACCCTTTGCTTTGATAGAATAGATTTGCTCATTGACAGCAGCATCGGATTCAACAAGAACTGCTGGTGGATTTGACATAGAGTATCCAAATCCTGGATTTACAACGTCTACAGAAGAAACAGATTCATTTACAACTGTAGAAACACCCGTTGCCCTGTTGTAAATTGGTTCTGCGTACATGCTTGTTCCAGACGCACCAACCAATACATATCTACCCTCTTCAGAAATTGGACGTTCTGTTCTCAGGTGTGCAGGTGGTGGTGGTGGAATAAATCCTAAGTCATTGATTGTATTTGTTTGATTGGTTCCTCTGTAAGTCCAATATGATAAGTCTAGTGAGAACAAGAGTTGTCCTGCACTATTAGTTGCTACATATACACCATATTCATACTTAATCTTAACCAGACTATCTCCAATATTAGGAACTACCTTTGTCCAATTTAATCCACCATGAGGAGATGTGAAGATAGTTCCATTATCACCAACAACAACAAATTGTTGTCCAGTCCAAGTTACATCTTTTAGATTTCTTGTCGTCGGTAATTGTTGGATGAGGTCCCAGAAGTTTCCGTCCTCAGAATGGATAATTACACCACCGTCACCAACAGCAACGAATCTTGCTTTATTGTGAGATACTGCATTTAGGTCACTGAATACCCTCGATGCTTTTTCAAAGAATGATGTTGTACCAATACCGACTCCCTGGAAGACTCCAGGTCCTGCACCAACAGCAACCCAGGTATCACGGAAATCGTTGTATACAATACTGTTAAATGTATTGGTGTATTGACTAAACTCAATTAGTGGGTCTGGCAAACCAACAACAACAATCTCTTTTAGGAGTTTGATGTTGATTGAATTTGATATTCCAGCAGGAGATTGGTTAAATCTAACCACTCTTGCAAATTCACCTACAGTAAGACATACATTTGTACCAGCAATTCCAACAGAGTTAAAATCAATTTCATTATAAACTGCTGTTCCAACACCAAGTGTGCTTGTGGACCAAGAAATACCGTTAGTAGAGACACCAACAAATCCACTATCACCAACAGCAACAATTGGTTTGCCTATTGCAAGACTGTTTATAGTTGTTTCTGTAGAAATTCCATTATTGCTTCCTACCCAATTGAAGATTGGGTCCTTCATTCTGATAATCGCAGAAGAAATAGCAACATTTGGATTTTCTAGTCTGTGATATCCAGTTCCACCATAAGAAACTACAATACTAGAAACTGTTCCTGCAGCAGAAACAACTGCTGTCGTTATTGCTGCGTTGGTCTCTGCAACATCGACAATCTTGACATCTCTTAGATTTTCACTTAGACCATCAACATCACTAAACAGTGGGAATGCATTGTTTACATAGAAATGATCGTCAGATTTTCCAACGTTCTTGATAATCTTAGTGTTAGGTGTTACTCTGGAATTTAAATCTGGTCTTGCCTTGGAGTAGAAAACACCATTAATAATTTTATCTGTAGTTTGTTTTACCCAATTTAGTGGTCTTTCTTTAGTTGGGTCAGTATTAATACCAATACTGTCATAAGTGAACGTATCTAGAGCATCTGTAGATACGATTCTCTTAACAATACGTTCAAATTGTGGTCTATCAGTTGGGTCAATAATATTATCACCAATTTGAATACTATCACCTTCTTTAATTGTTCTTGGAGGATCTACTTGAGTGACATCTAAGTCAGAACCTCTATAGAATAAAATAGTGCACTTGGAGTTTGGTTTTGGTGGTTCTGTAAATGTTATTCTAGAACCATTGAATGAGTATGATTGTTGTGGTATTTGAAGAACATCATTAATATAAACAAATAAATTATTCTCCATTTCCAAGTCTGAACTTGGGTCTACTTTTAGACTCAATACTTCAGTTTTTCCACCAGAAGTTACACTAAGAGTGAACTTCTTCTTAAATCCATTGAAGAATCTAGAAATATCATCAAACTGAACAAACTGTCCAGGGTATATGCCACTAAACTTGTCAGTTGCAACTTCTTCAACTGTGACTCTAAATTCACTAAATCCAGCACCAACCTGAGAATCAGTTACAATTCCAACAACTTTTAGAACGTCGTTCGTTTTGTAGTAACTACCAAGTTCGTCTAAATTAAATCCAATAATATCACCTGCATTACCAACAACTACAGATACTTTAGCACCAGTTCCTTCACCAGTTGAACCATCAATGTAATCCAAATCCAGACCACTATACATTGGTGGTTTATCAATGTATATGAGAGGTGGTTCCGTTACACTATATCCAGTTCCTGGGTTTGCTATGTGAATATCTGTAATTGTTCCACCAGCACCAATTGATGCTGTTAATATACCACTACTTCCATGCGATGAGTAGACTTCTATGACTGGTGGAACTCTATACCCTTGACCAAATCCTCTTATATCTATAGATGAGATTGTGCCACCAGCACCGATAATAGCAGTTGCACCAGCACCAACTAATGGAAGATACCCAAAACCAGTTGAAATACCAGTTCTTACAATTCGACCAGCATTTGGAACTCCCGATAAGAATCTGAGTCTATTCTGACCAGCATTTTCTATAGTAAAATCAGTTCCTGATATTTGAGGAACATTGTTTATTAGAACTAGTGGATTGTTGTTAATGTCAACACTACCACCGAGAACTGTATTTGTATCTGTGAAGATGCCAACAACATCTTCCCCATAGTTTGATAAGAAGAACTCTGTAGAGGACGCACTTACAAACTTAGTTGACAAGTCATCAAATATTAGATTAATATCATTTTTTGCACCTGGATCAAATCTTCTTGAGAATACTCTGCCACCGAAAGTGGAGTGTGTTTGTATTCCAGCAAATCCAGTTTTTCCATAAGGTGGAGTTGTGAAGTTAACATTGCCTTCTGTGATGTTATAATCACCTCTAAGCACCGTTACTGCTGCTCCAACAGTGTGATATCCAACTTTGGACCCAATATACCCTCTAGTTACTCCAATGGCACTCTCGGAGGTCAGACCAATAGTATTAATCTTGAATAATTCTTGATTAATTTGGATGATATCTATTGAAGTTATAGAACCGATACCAGACAGATAGATGATGTCTGTGGTTATACCAATAGTATGGTTTAATGTTGGTGTAATATCTCTCTTGTAAATTGGTGCCTGAATAATATTATCAATAGAAATTAAGGCACTAGCATTGGGTTCATCATACTGTAAATTGTTTTCTCCAGAACCAAATGATGTTAGATTAAGTGCAGCAGCAGTTGATAATCCAGAAACTTGGAATGAATTATTATCTACTTTTTCAACATATAATGTTGATGGCAACTTATCAGTTCCAAGAACAGTTGGTGATACCCTAAGGTCATCTGCTGGTGTTACCCCTCCAATAAATGTCCCTGACATGCCTACGACATCAGTCAATGCATACCCAACACCACCATTGATTACTCTAATTTCATCAACATCACCTAGAGCATCTCTTGTTACTTCAAACGTAGCACCACTACCATTACCAGTTATTGTTGTACTTGGAATATTCGTATAAGTATTACCTGCCTCAGATGCAAGTCTAGTATTGGTAACATCAGAAACAACAAATGTTAGGTCGTTTACTGGTGTCTGACCACCCATGTATGTTCCAGAAATACCAACAGTATCACCTACTTGATATCCTCTACCACCCTTTCTAAGGATGAGAGACGTTGATATTGCTACTCCTGTGGATGAATTATATACGAAAAATACACTGAACTCTGAACCAGTTCCTAATCCACTTGTAGTATATGATGGGAACGGATCAAATAATCCATAGAATGCGTTTTGATTGAAAGAACCGTCAGGAACTACAGTTGCAGCAACTCCAATAATACTTGTGGAGAGTGCTACATTATATCCATTCTCAAAAATAGAACTTCCAGGAGCATCTCCAACATGCATGATGATGGATGATTCCGTAGATGCTACTGCAACATGGTCTCCTTTGTTTATTACAATTGAACTCTCAACATAAGAGGTTGTTGCAATACCAACTCTCGTTGCAAGTTCTACGGGTATTGGAAAATATCCAGAACCACGTTCAAGAACTGCAATTCTAACAATACTGCCACCGACGATAACAGGAAAGAATACACCCTCTTGAATTGGATCTGTTGTTCCAGTTATAGAAATCTTTGGTGGGTCAGTGGATGCATATCCACTGCCACCATTAAGAACTTGAATTGACTCAACACCAAATTCAGCATCAAATGTAGGTTGAAATTGTGCACCTGCACCAGGAACGGTTCTTGTTGACATACGTTTTACTCAGTGTGAGTCAATTATTTGTTGTATACTCCCCTTGGGAACTGTAAACCTTTATGTGGTCTTCTTCCAGTCAAGTGAGACTGTCTTATTTGATTGGGTAGATTAACCACGAGAGGGTCACTGAAAGACAAACTCTTGCTAACAGTTCCATTGGTACGGGAAATGTTCGATTTACCAACGTCAGCATTCGTAGCAGTGGTCTTTAGTTCATCGAATGCATCGATGCCTGTAGTAAGTGTAAGAAAAGTAAAATCAGCCATCAAACAGTCCTCGCACAGAATAGCATTCCTCTTGTTACTGTATTTTGGTTATATGATGCAACAATTACCTCATAAACTTCACTTCCACTGATAGTAACTGTATCTCCCTGTTGAATATTTACACCACCTAGATTGTATCTGAAGTCAATCAGAGCAAAATCATCTGGCATATAATATGGACAAGGAACCAATTTACTACTCATTGGCATTCCTTTTATAACTGCATTAAAGTTAAGTTCATCATCCAAGAGACTTCCGTACAATCCTTCAGTTCTTGGGTTGTCTTTTCTGACATCTCTATTATAAACACGAACATCATTACCATTGAGACCATAATCTGACTGAACACTTCTATACGTATCAGTGACATATTCAGCAATGTAACGGTCACCGTAGAATTCACTAAATCCTGCTTCTGCAGTCCTCATAGATGGTTTACGATATGTACCACCCCAACTACTATAAGACTCAATTTTTCCATGAAGATATGTTCTAAATTCAATTCCTGGATTTGTAGAATTACCAGAATCTTCAGGACGTATCATGGTCAGACCACCAAGGAATTCGTGGTCATAATCAAATACATTGCTGTTGTAATTATGCATGACGAAAGTTCCCTCCCTATGCACACTACCACTGAAACTAGTAGTCGAGACAGTTGGTCTCTTATATGAAAATACTGCAAAGTTAGTGTCAATAGCAGACCTGTAAACATTCAAATCTAGTTGATATCCTACTTGGTTACCAGTTTTAATAGAAGTTGTATGTCCGTGTTCTCTATTTGCCGAACTGTATCCATTCCACTGATTCTCAAAGGAATGAGTAGTCTCAAATGGATTATATGGAACATCTAATCTAGGTGCTCCAGCAAATCTCTTTCCATGTGTATAGAATCCCATTCTATCATCAATAGTAGACCCTGGTAGGTACTCTGGTCCTTGGGTATCACTTGTATAATTTTCCGTATTAAATGGAACATATGCAGCAGAAGCACCAATATAAAGGTTATTGGATGAATCAAAGTTGAAACTTCTATAAACTGTTCCGTAATACTTAGAGTTATCAATAACTAATTTTAATATACCAACATTCTGAGTATCAGTTCTAGTTAGGAGTGAATCATGCCAATTCTGAGTATCAGTTCCAAATGTTGCTGTAATAATACCCGTTGATGGTGCTGGACTTACAAAAATGTGTGGAACGAGATTTGCATAAGTATCAGCACTGTCATCTGTGACCCAATAACTTCCTGCCTGACCAACTAGTGGAGTCCAAGTTATTGTTCCACCAACTGAAGCATTAGCATTCTTTACATTCCATACATAGTTGTCATTAGAGGGGGTATCACCTTGAGTCTTACCAAATCCAATAATGTTAAGATCGTAGGCATTTGAATCTTGATTATTGTAAATCTTTAATGTATCACCTTCTTGAATATGGATTGCTGCTGCTTGACCAGTTACTAATCCAACTCTATCTGTTCCACCTGCATGATAATGACCAGTAAATGCAATAGATACTGTTTGTGCAATTCCTGGGTCTACAGTATCTTCTGTGTGTATTTTTACTTGGAAGTTTACCTGACCATTTGCAAGTCCACCAAAATCATCACCATTTAGAGTAAGAATTTCACCACCAGTGTATCCATGCCCAACTCTATTGACTCTAATATTTTTAAACTCTCTATTGAAGAAATCTAGTCTAAAACTTGCTCCAGTTCCAATTCCAGTTGTTGCAATTGGTTTTACATCAAAAAAGTACTCCCAACTAGTTCCATAATCTTCTGATAAGTTATTTGGAAGACCAATAAATGTGGTGATTCCAGCTACTAGACCTTGCTCTGATGGTCCATGCCAACCCAACCAACCAAGTGCCTTCTCCATCTGGTAGTATAGGTCTCGATTAGTCCAATCAGGACCAGCATCTGAAGTATTAAGACCGACTGTATACTTTGTAATTGCCATTTTTTAATTATGCCTCCAGTTGAAGAATGGTGAGGTTTGCTGTAATGGATTGTGTACTACCTGACAAGTTTTTGATAGAAACATATAATGTATCGGAAACAGGGTCATCCATATTTCCACCCATAGCAAAAGGAGTAATCATCTGCTGTGTTGAGATACCAGTAGTTACAACTTCAGCAATCACACCACTTCCAGGTGTTGGGTCTTCCCCAATACCTCTATTAACATCATTATTTCTTGATGTGCTATCTGTATATAGTCTAATCCAAGCCTCAGTTGATAGACCAACTTTCATGATGGCATATGACTTGAATGCAGTTACTGATGCGAATCCAACTGCATCATCAGCAATAGATGTTGTTGATGCAGAAACTACAGTTCTGGACTTCAGTGAACCACCAGATGAAGTAACAGTTACAACACCTGCAGATACTGGTGAGACATCTAAACCAGTACCAAAATTGATGGTTCCAGCAGAACCAACAATGCTGTTATCATCCTTAATTTCAATACCAGTACCAGATGCAATAACACCAGTTAGTGCAGAACCATCTAGTGCTGGTAGAGCACCCGACAGTTGTGATGATGGTAGGTTAGTTAAACTTGCACCAGATCCAGAGAAGGTTGTTGCAGTTACTGTACCATCAATACTTGCATCACCAGCAACAGTTAAAGTGCTAGTAATAGTGGTTGTTCCAATACCAACCTGTCCATTGTTGATACTGAGACCATCAACCTCACCAGAACCAGTTTTAAATACCCACTCATCATTTAGATATGAGTAGATTGCCATCTGTTGCACAAAAGTGCCATCACTAGTGGTTTTTTCTACGGCAAAATATTGTCCACCACCAAAAGGAACACTATTATTTAAATGTACTATCTGAGTTCCATTAGATGAGTTTAGAAGTTCAACTCTTGGACCTTGGAATTGATTTGCGTTATTTGAATATAAAGTTAATTCTGGATCATTTTTTACAGAACTGCTATTTGTTAACAATGCACTTTGATTAAGACCAGAATCGGTAGTCTTTATCTCATCATTAGCAGTAACACTTCCGACAGTGATATCTGGAGTTCCCGCAAGTGCGTAAGCAGTTGTTGCTGCAGATACAGAACTTGCACCAGCAACAGTAGCAGTTCCTTGGAAGAACGAAACATCAAGGTTATCAGTAAAGTTGACTGTAGAAGCAGTACCTACAGTAACTCCAAAACCTTGAATCTCAACACCAGTTCCAACTGCTGTGACGTTAAGCAGACTGCTTCCATCCAGTGCTGGGAGAGCACCAGTTAGTTGTGATGACTGGAGAGTACCATCAAAAGCAGTTGCTTTGACTGTTCCTTCAACCTGAAGTTTTTCAGAAGCACTTGCGGTTCCAATTGCAACATTACCAGAACTATCTGCCCAGAGTTTTACATTTCCAAGACCATCAGAAATGATGACATTGTTGGATGAAGTTCTGATGTCTATATCATTTAGATTGCCATTATGTGAACCTAAAATGACATTATAACTTCCAGAGGTAATGTTTTGTCCTGCTCTATCACCAAAGACGTAGTTGTACTGACCAGTTGTTGTTGAATTAAGAGCAAACTCACCGATAGCAATGTTGTGTCCTTGTCCACCAGAAAGATTGAATATTGCTTGGTCACCAACACCAATATTTCTACCAGATCCACTTCCAGCAGCAGTATTACCAATCTTGATATTACTACTTGCAGGAATGTCGATGTGTCCTGGTGTAACTGTTGCGACTCCAGAAACTACGTTTAAACCACCGTCAAAATCACCTACACCCTTGACAGTAAGTTGTGCTGTAATGGCAGTAGTACCAATACCAACTTTACCTGTAGTGGTTACTCCAAGTGCTCTTGACTGCCATACTGAGTCAGAGTCAACATCAATCGTAATCTCACCAGTTGAATTGGATAGGGTAACGTTAGCACCACCGACCAGTGATGTAACAATACCAGTCAATCCAGAGGCATTACCAAGGTATGAAGTAGCACTGTGGACTCCACTTACTACTATATCTGTTGCTGTCAGAATACCAGAAACACCAAGATTTCCGAGAATATCTACACCTGTATCTAAAGTTCTTAGTTTTCTATCACCATTGTAATAGAGAATAGAACCTTCACCTGCTACTGCAGAGAATACGTTATTATTACCGTCACCAATTCTGATAGAAGAACTGGTATCAATCCTCAAATCTACTGCGTCATAGTAGATTGATGCGTCAGATTGACCACCAGAACCCATATTGAGTCTAACACCATCCTGCAGACTGACAGCACCGTTTCCACCCCTTACAGTCAATGTCCCCCCATGGACATCAAGCAATGAGGTTGTGGTATTGGTTCCAATACCAACATTCGAGGAAGTGACAATACCAGAAACAATTGTTGTCCACTGGGTTGAAATTGCTTCCTGTGCAGTAGAATTGATGGTTACTCTACCACCAGTCTGTGAAACTGATACGTTTGCACCCGCAAGAATACTGGTTACAATACCAGTTAAGTATCCACCAGGACCAAGATACCTTGCTGCAGTGATGATTCCAACTGTAGTGTTAGGAGTTCCAGTTAGATTTTCTGCAAATAATGCAACTGTGGATATACCAGAAGTATTTGCATAATTAGTTGCACTAGCAACACCAGCAACAGCAGAATAAGTAGTGAATCCTGCGATAGTAGCAGACGATGATATACCAGCAGAAGTTGCATATCCAGCAACTGTGGAGAATCCAGCAGTGCTTGCAAATGCAATAGAGTTGGTTATTGTGGTTCCACTACCGAGAGCAGAGTAAATTTCATCAAAATTGCTATTAATTTTAATAGCACCAGACAGTAGTGAATCACCTAATCCATCGTTCGGTGCAGAACCAGTACTTATCCCTAATTTCGCCATTACACGATAAACATTTATTTTTATTTATGGCATCAGTTAGTGTCAAATGTTATAGAGCTACTATCGAATGAGGTCGTTGGGTTGTCAAATGTGTCAGATAGTGCAGGATAACTAAATCCAACTGGAACTGTATTTTCTGCAACTGCATTTGGTGCAGCATCTGTCTTATCAACATCATAAATTAATCTTTGACCAGACTGGAAATTGTGCTGTTCCAACTTGAAGGTGTCGGTATCAAGATTGACGATTACGGAGTCATCCGAGTTAAACCTTCTGTAGAAAAGTGGGAATCCTTCATTTTCTAATGCAAAGGTAGTAATACCAATTACATTTCCACCAATAGTGCTAGTAATACCAGTGAACTGGTCACTTACATCATCAACAATAATTACTTTATTTGTTCTACTTAGAATGAATGAAGTTAGGTTTACCCCTTCTGGGAAAAATACTCTTTCTATAGAACCATCTGGCAGAGCTTCATCTTCAAATGCCATGCTGAAGTTATATCTACCATACATTGATGCAGTATTATCAATGCTTATTGATATATTGAGAGAAGAGTCACCTACACCAACTTTCATGTTATTGGATGCTTTTCCAATAACATCCATATCAGCAAATTCTTTAAATCCTGCTGGATGGACAAGAGACCTTACTGGTTCTTTCCAATCATCATATGGAATCTGTGATTTAATTGAATATGCAAACTTTTGGAAGTAATTATTGTCAGCAATTCTCTGCTGATAGTCATTGAGATATCCAGTTCTATCTTGGAAATCATTTATCTTTTCTCTAGATACTTCTAATTCGGAATTGAGATTGAATGTGTTTGAATTTTCAATAGTTCCAAATAGTCTAGACCTAGTTCCAAGAAGTTTATTGCCTGGTTCTAGATTACCTTTTGAGTTGAACAGTCTTAGTTGGTTGATACGATTGTTCCAACCACTTTCCATAACAACAGCAGAGAATACTGCTACATTGTTTGAATCATATCCAATAACGTTTTCACCAGAAAGATATGCTAAGTCATCAGCAATCTTCATATCAAAGACTGCTAACTTCTTCTTATTGACTACGAATCCAAAGTTATTATCTGTATTATATTCACCTAGATTATCACCAATATTTTCCATACTGTATGTCACAGTGAAGTTAACTGTGCTAATACCAGTTACTACAAAGAATCTATACCCATAGTCTGAAGAGTTGTATCCGTTCTTGGTGGATGCATCACTAATTCTAGTATTTTCGACAAAAATCTCATCCCCAATATCAAATGGGAAGTCGATAATTGAAGAACCATTTGCAGTTGGAATAAGTGGGAATACTTGATTGTCTGAATTGACAAGTTCCAAAGTAACAGTGTTGTTAATACTGTCATAAACAATATCATCAATGTCGAATCCATTTGAATTCCTTGTTGGAATTACTTTCAATGGTGCAGTCAAGTTAGTTACATTCTCTAAAATGTCAACACTAACTACGGATCCACCTTGGATTTTTGCATCAAGAACAATGTCATCATTACCAAGAACTTTTAGTTTTGGTGCATTATTATATCCACTACCACCAGTAGTAATCCCAATGCTCTTTACTCTAGCAATATCCTTAACTTGAGCAACTGTTGGGGTACTTAGAACTGGTTTCAAAGTAGGATCAGTTGGATAATCAAATCCATCCTTTACTCTCTCAACGAAGTCAATTTTACCAATTTGTGTTGATGCTGATTTTAATATAGCATTGATACCTTTACTTGAGGAAACATCAGAGATTCTAGGTGGAATCTTATATCCTCTTCCTCCAAAATTCAGTTTTACTTTAGAAATTGGACCAGAAGCACTTCTGGAATCTGTATCATAGTAAATTGTACTAATTCCACTATTTGCATTGTATAAGAAATATTCTGGTTTATCACGAAGGTTGAATCTAAATGTTGTTGAACCTACAGATGCAATTGGATATCTATTGTTGTAAATACTTGGATTCAACGTAATTTTATTGTTACCTACAACTTCAGTATCAACAGAGATTTGAGTCTTTTCAATTACATTTGCAGCAAATGGAACTAAGGCATAGAACAGAGTATTTGTTATGTTCTTATCTGTAGTATCAATAGTCAATGCTGCATTGGGACTACCTGCATTTATAGTATTTCTGGTGAATCTATATGATTCAATTTCGATAAGGAGGTCACTATCTTTATACAGTTTTAGGTCCATTCCCGAAAGGGAAGAGTCTGATAAATCAAATCTTAACTTATTGCCTTTAGTTCCAATTAATGGTGGATTAATTAGAGCAATACCATGTGTTCCTGTGCTGTTTGAGGTTAGGTCTATTTCCTTTCCAGCAATAGCATCTGTGTAATATTGAGCAAGTTTGATTTTATCTGGATTTTCTTTAATTACGTAATAGGTTTTTCTATCTTCCAAACCACCAACTAGTGGATTTCCATTTGCATAGTAAGCAATTTTATCCCCTGTTTTAAAATTATGGTCTGCAAAATGGATTTCATTTCCAGTAGAATCAACATCAGTTACACCATCAAAATCAACAACCTCTGTTGTCATTTTTCTGATAACCGTATCGTATCTAATCTGATACGTATTGGTTAGTAGTGGCAGTAAATTAAACTTGATTTCATCACCACTAGTCAGTTCATGTGGTTCAATAGTTGTGACATTTAGGTTAAAACTTTCTACCTTACCAGAAACACGACCATAATTTGTCGCAAGTGAATGTGCTGCTCCAGCTACAGTATTGTCATCATAGAAGAATAGTGAATTTTGATTTGTTCCAATTCCAGTTGATGTTGTATATCCCAAGGTGGATAGACCAACAAAATCATTACCAAGATTTACTGCATATACAGTTTGACCGTCTGTAAGTGAGAATGCATTAGATGGATTTGCATCATTTGATACTAAAAGTCCACCACCATCTACACCAATATTGTACTTTAACTCTTGACCAGTAAAGAAATTATGTTCCTTGATGAATAAAGATCTAGGGGCAACATGGATGTTACTTCCATTGTTTTGTGCATAATCAGAACCATCTGAACCATACCCAACTAAAGTCTTTGATGGGAAATATACTATTTCATTTGGTTTGATTCCCTTATTAATTTTTTGCTCAGCAAAGTAAAACTTCGTTGGCAATAGTTTTACCGAATCACCCTCAGTATGAATACCAGTATTTGAAATACGATGTACTCTAAAGGTAGATTCTTTAGGATCGATTTGTAGAATTTTTAATGTTTCTCCACCAAGGTCAATAAAATCATCAATCTCAAAACCATTTACATCATTGACAATGATATCAGTTACGTTGCCTGTTATAACTTGCTGGTCAACATCACTAGATAGTCCAACGGTCTTTTGTGGAACAATAATTTTTTTAATTCCATTGATGAATGAGAAGTTTGCATCGGAAATTGCAGATATCTGGATGCGTTCTCCTGTAACTAGTCCATGAGGAGTCTGTGCAATACCAATAACATTCTTTCCAGAAGTTACAAAGTTAACACCCAATGCTGAAGAAATACCAACTTCAATCTTGCTAACATCCTTTCCTCTGATTCTCGAAACAGCAGCAGATGCTCCAGAACCATCAGTACCAGTATTATCAAATTCTACATTATCTTTTACCTTGTATCCTTCACCTGGTGAATAAATTTGAACAGAATCAATACCAGAACTTAGAGTTTTTGTTACTGTAAATTCTTGTAGATATTTTTCATCTGTGTTACTAATTAAATCATATGATGAGAACTGAGAATTAATGTAGTATGGACCAATATTTCTAGTTACATCAAGGGTTTCAATGGTAGAATCTTGATTAAATGTCGATGCATAGTTCTCAGTAATAACATAGTCTCTAAACTCTTCACCAACTAGATATGGATACTCTGGATTTGAGATTGCATTGTTATCAATGGTTGAGAAATATGCATAAACACCATCAGGAAATTCTGGTGTTTTGCAATATCTTCCATTGTGTTCATCCAAATCACCGATTGCTTTATCATAATAATAATCTTGAGTGAAGAATCCGTCTGGGAATCCAGGTGGTCTTAGTAGAGTATTTGGTTCAATTCTTTTAGCATAACTAGACCTGATTCTTCTAAAATCAGAACCTACTTGACCATATGGACCATAAATTGGGTTTCCATCATAAGCAAATCCAACAATTGGTGAGTGAACATTATTTGCGTCCTCTCTGTTTGAACTATCAATGTGGTCATCTAGAGTTCTTCTAATAATCTTTGGAGTGTTAAAATTAACCAGTTGAAGTCCCAAGTTCTTATTCTTACTTGGAGCAATGACACCCTCATCATCAGTCTTTAGAACTTCTTTATTTTTCTCATACTGATTAATCTTCCATTCTGTTACATTACCCAGGAATCTTCCGTCAATACCCCTTCTAATGATTTTAATCTCAGTATCTTCACTGCTGTATCCAATACCACCATTTGCAATATTTACAGCAACAATCCTACCATTTTCTACAACAGGTCTAATGTCAGCATAACTTCCTCTTCCAGAAACAACTACATCAATTCCCTTGTCATAACCAGATCCAAAGGTCAAGAATTGAATATCTACAATAGAACCATTGACCACAATTGGTCTTAACAGTGCCTCAGAATCAATATTTTTGATTTGAATATCAGGTCTTCTATGGAAGTTGACAATATTTGATACACCATATCCAACACCAGAGTTTTCTAAGAAGACACTTTCAATAGAACCAAGTATAATTGGTTCAAATTGTGGTCTAATAACAGTTGTTGCACCAATTCCAGATAGACTTTCTACTTCTAGTCTAATTGGTGGATATGAGAATGTATGAGTTCCAATTCCAAGAGATGATAGACCAACATACCTTCTGTTTGTGAAGTTTACGTCAATTTGCTCAACTCCCGTTCCAAGTTCGGATAGTCTAAATTTATCACTATCAACTACAGTTACCATGTATTCTGTTGTAGTTGACAGACCACCAATGCTTGTATTAGTGGTAGAATATCTTAAAATATCCCTGTCTTTAAATGAATGATTATGTGCATAAATGTAGTCATCAAAAGTGTTTACACCATTGGTAGTTCCATCAAATGCAATGATTGAAGGGATTCTGACAATTTTATTTGAATACCCAGAACCACCATTTTTTACATAAAGGTCAGTTATTGTAGTCTTTGCTTTTAGTGTTTTGAATGAATGGAATCCAGAACTAATGCCAGAGAGGTTTATCTCATTAGTCTTATTAAATGCATTTACTTCACTTTCAAACAGTTTGATTTCCTTTGGACCTACTACCCCAACAAAATAGTTTGAATTTGATTTTAGTGGTGTGATTTCTGCATTAGTGTTTGCATTATATGAAACAACTTCACCATCATCAAAGGTGTGATTCTCAGAGAATGTAATTGTATTTGTTACTGGGTTTACTCCAGAACCATCTCCTTTGAAACCAGATTCAATTCTTTGTTTGACTAGATTGGGTTCAACAACTGCTCCTACTCCATTTCCACCAACCAAAGTAATCTTTGGTTTGCTTGCATATCCAATACCAGGAGTAATAATTTTAACGGAGTCTAAACTACCTGTAAGATTTAAGTATCCCTTTGCGTTCTTTCCTGCAACGTCTTTAATCTCCAGTTCTGGTGGATTGATAACATCATATCCAGAACCAGAATTAGTTACAATAATTTCTTCAATTTTTCCATAATAAACGTTCTCATCAAAAAGTGTTGGTGAGTATAACTCAACACCATTGATAAGCATACCAATTTGTCTATTATTAGTAGACCTGCTAGCAACTTGCTTAAGGCTACTATCACCTTTAATTAAATTGAATTTCTTTAAAAGTCTTTGGTTCTCAACAGTCTTATTCTCATAATCTAGTTTGACAAATGTATCATCGAGAACATCTTCAAATTCTAGATATTTTCCAGAATAAAGGTCACTCTTACTTAAAGATAACTTGACCCTCTTACTATCTTTAATTGCACCGACACAAGTGATGTAATAAATTCCTTCACGAATGGGAGAGTCATCTTGTGGATTATAGTAAATTTGCTCACCAGTGAAGAACTTATGAACAGTATCAGTTTCTAGAATATCTGTTTTTCCAACTCCTAGTGCTGTCTCAGCAGTAAGAGTTCTGCTCTTAGCATAAAGTGTGTAGTTCGGCATTCCTGATGCCGCAACATAAAAATTCTTATTATCCTTACTAATGTAACTATTTTGAACACCAACTGGAATGTTTACAACAGATGGTGTGTGATTATTGTCACTCTTACCTGTAATGATAATTTTTCTCAGTTGAGTCTTATCTAAGACATTTGTATTACAAGAAACTTCAATAATGTTTTTTGAAATGATAGAATCAACTTCACATGAAACTTTTGTATCAGAAACTTTGTCTGGATTAAAGAGTAGTAACTCTTGCCCTAAGTAAAATTGAACATTATCAAATAATTCAACTCTATATACATTTCCAGTACTGGAACCAGAAAGTGATATAGACTTAATTTGGTGATTTGTTTTTGTATTATATAACCAACTAGAAAATTCTGGAACATCTCCAAGTTCTGCACCAAATGATGACAGATTAATTTTATCACCAACAACTAAACTAGAACTCTCGGATGCATCAACTGCACCAATAACGTTAATTAATCTAAACTCTACTTTGGAACCATTATCATCAAACGCATAAACAAAGTTAGTTTCAAATACTTCAGTTCCTTCAACTAGTTCATTATTCAGATTTGTAATGTTAAGAAGTTGATTGTTTGTTTTCCCTGAGTAAGAAATAGTAGTATAGATGTCATTAGGGAGTTTTGCATAAAGACTACCACTCTCTGGAAATCCTACTGTAGAATCTACATATAAGATTTTATCAGATGATGCTGCTGCCCTTGTTAAGTTTGTCTTTTTGGTACTCTTGAATTCTGTGGTGATGGAAGTGCTATCCAAATAGACTTCATATAAATCTCTATCATCAATTGGTCTGAACTCAACAGAGTAGATTGCACCACTTGTACCTTGTACGGTGATGTTATCTTGGAATAAAGTTTTTCCTTTTAGTAAAAGTGGATCAGAACCATTAACTTTTTCTAAGAGAACATTCTGAGTAGTAAAATAATTATCATCAGATGGTCTCAGAATAAATTCTTGTGGTTTGATTAAATCAATATGCTCACCAAAAAGAGCATAAAATAAAATTTTGTATGATTGGTCGGTGCCTTTAGAGGTGTAGAAATCTACTGCTCTAGCTAGGATATTTCCTATCTTTAAATTACTTAAAAAATTGCGATTTTCAAATCCAGGAAGGAACTGGGACTTAAACTTAACAAATAATTCTTCATAAAAAACAAGACTTAAATTACCTACTTGAGACCCCGTATCATGGAAGTCAGATTGGGAAGATGTGAAGTTAAGTAATGAAGAATTTGTATTTAATTTGATTGCATCAATGCCACTAAATCCACGAGCGCACTCTTCAAAAGAGGTAGCAGTTTTGTGACCGTAGTAAATTATTTCATTATCAATTTTTACAAGACCATTTCTCTCTGGAAATCCAATAGTGTGAGAAACGTTTACGGTTGTATCAAATGCATACAACTCTTTTGTCAGTAAACTTGGAACTACCGAGCTAAGGAATCTTTCATTATTATAAGTTTTTAAATCTTTTAATCCAGGAAGATTAGCAGCAAGATCTACTGCACCTGTTGGGTGCTCCAACGAAATGTAATATCTTTCTAAAAACTCTCTGAAGAGTGGTGACTCAACATTTAGAAATTCTGGAATCTGAGATTCAATAATATGTTGAACCTTTACTCGATTTAAATCTGACATCTTATCTTGTATAATCTTGCGTGAAGTAGCTTGAGGTTACGATATATTCGGTAGCAGATGTATTTTCACCAGAACTAATCTTATCTTCAACCATGTTAACAACAAGATTTTCCATACTTAGTTCTAAGTATATATCCTTCAATGCGATGACATCATTTGACTCTGGAATTCCTTCTACTTCAATTCCAGACTCACTCACCGTGCTAGTGATATTAACTGTATCTAAGAGAATTTCACCTTTGTCATAATAAACTGTTCCAGCATTGTTTCTAACAATAAATGGAATGTTATCTTTTAAAGTGAAGAAGAATATTGTCCCTGTTTTATCTGTGATGGGGACATCACTCAAGTACACTGTTCCTGCAACACCATCAATTGTAAATCCACTTGACTTAATATTGTATCCTCTGTTATCTGCAATATTATTCTTCTTGATATGGAATGCATTACCAAAACATAACTCATAAGTTGCAAACTTATTGAGAACTGGTTGCATGTCTCGTCTAATCTTCACCTTAGTGATGTTAGATGTGATAGCACTGCTAACATCATCAATTAGACTCATTACTCTTGAATACTTAAATCTACCACCAAAGTTATTCAAGTCATATGATGTTCCATATGATTCAAGTGTGTTAATGATTCTATTTCTCAGTGAGGTAACATCAGAAATAGCACTTCTGTCATAGTATGCACTTGTGTTGAGTTCAATGTAGAGATACTTAAGGTCAACAATTTCTGGTTTGATACCAGCAATAGAATAATTCTTAAGTTCTTTCTTAATTTCCTCTTTGGTTATCTTTGAGATGTATTTACCTTGTCTGGGTTTGATGGAAATGAATACCTTTCCATATTCTGGAGGATCGAGTTCATCCCCACCATAAGCAGTAACAGATTCAACATTAGGAAAAATTGTAGGAATAAGACCCTTATAATCATTTGCTGTCACCGCTCTGTTTTGAGATGAATAAACTCTAGGAGCAAGATATTTAATGCTGTCCATCTTCTCGATGTCATCACCATTCTCAGAGGACTGAGTTGTTGTGATTGGTGATACCCCTTGAGTAATTCTATTTGAATTATTGTCTTCTAAAATTCCACTAAAGTTGAAGTTTGCACAACCATTACCTTCTTTTCCTGTTGTGGTGATGTAACTTACAAAAACAGAACTTCCAGAGGTTGGTCTCTTACCAAAAACATCATCACCGAAGACAATTTCATATTTTTCGTCTTCAACTTCTTGAATCAAGAATATTTTTGACTGATTATCAATATTCAAGATATTAGAATACTGAACATATTCTTCATTAGTCAAATCACTTACAAATACTCTAATACTAGTAGAGTCTACAAATGGATTTGGTAGGACAAATCTTTGATTTTGTTGAGAATTATCAATTGTAAAACTTTTTGTCAGATATGTCCCTTCAAAGATTGAAAGGTCAGTAAAGTTAGCAATTCCATCACTATCAACAGGCACTGTAACGTCCTCTGGGATAGAGAAGACGTAGTTACCTGCCTCTATGCTACCCAGAGCAACAACACCAGCTTTGAGGGTCACAGACTTAACATCAAGGAATCCCGCAGTCGATACACGGAATGAAATTTTTGCTGCTGATGCTCTTCTTGACCTTGGTACGTATCCAATATTTCTTGCAAGTGAAACAACGTTCTCCCTTAACGTCGCACTATCCAAAAATGACTCATTGACGGTCATATTTGTATTAAATGCCGTCACGTATGAGTTATACGCTAAAATATCAATAAGGTTAGAGAAGTTAGAACCCTCGAAGTCAAAATCAGTAAAATTACTGTTTGTACGAAGGTATTCTTTAATCTGCTCCCTTAAATCTCTAAAGTCTAAGTTTGTAAACTGGTTAAGTGACATTATATTCTAGTTGATTGGAGTAAGAACTCAACGTTCTGAGTGGAGAACTGTTGACCAACAATCTCATAATCTAGTAAAATATTGACTTCATTTGCATCATCGGGCACATTCACGTCAACTTTGCGTAAAACCACTCTTGGTTCAAAGTTTCTGATGACAGTTTTGATTTCTTCTTTCAAAATCGTACTGGTTTCCATCGTCGTCAACTCAAATAGGGACTCATTGACTGTTGTCCCTAAATTTCTGTTGTAATAACGTTCACCTATGTTAGTCTGTATCAAATTTTGCACAGCTCTTTTGATAGCATCCTCGTTTTTCAAGACTAAAATGTCATTGGTGACAGGATGCTTGGCAAAAGATAAGCTGATATCATTAAAACCTTTAGATACCCTTGTTGCCATTAAAATAAAATGGAGTATATAGTATATCTATAAGAGTTTTTCAGACCTATTTAAAAATAACACTATTATTTAACGTAAAATCCTCTTCTTTTATGGTCTCTATCCTCAATATACGTGTGATCTGAGTAAATTGACTCATGATTCCACTTATTATCATCCCAAATAGGCACTGCAACGTCATTTCCAAACCTAAAATCGGGATTTTGTCGGATATGGACCTCGATTAACTTCCCATCAATGAACTCACAGTTAATCCATTCATATTTTTGACCAATTTTCTCTAAAATTTTCGGAAATTCGACCTTTCTATCGACTTTTTCCCACTTATCCCACTTATATAGTGGGTTTTTTTCATGCCGATGCCCTTTTACGACTAATGTTGACTTCATATCTCTGAAATCAACACTAAGATGCTCTCCAGTAAAGACCTCACACCAAAATTCACCTGGATGTATGAAGTCAGTTGACCCATTCAACCACATGATACGAGCATTTCGTCCCATTCCAAGGAAATTTACTACTGGACGTACAACATAAAAAGTGGGTTCTGGGACTGGGAACCCTACTGGTCCACAGTTATACCCCAAAACCCTACTTAATTGCAATTTATTGTACACCCAGAGGTCTTCTGCCTCTATATTTGTGTACTCTGCAGACCAATCTGGTACATTCATACCTAAACTATATCCGTTCTACTATCTATACAATGGTCAACCCATCAACGTCCCTGACCACGATACCGTTTCCGTGCTGAATTACGACTAGTTGCGGCATACTTGGTGTGCTGTCCACTACCCTGACGAGTTTTTTTCGGTTTTGCTTCCAGTTTGTTGTTATTACCCAGGCTTGATTTCCGTGCCATTTGTTAATTCACTCCTTGAAAAGGTTTTTTGCGATTTTTTTCACCACTCATCAGTGGCTTGAACATACTATAACACCACTAAGACCCTCCGTCAAGGCATAAAAAAAGGTCCCGTAGGACCTTCTCTCTAAAAAACCTCAGATAACACGGGTTTTTTCGTGACCAACTCGAATCTTGGGGTCACACCAAATCTCAAAGTCCTTTGCCATGGCATCAAGACAGAATGAAACGTCCTCACCACACATGTCCTGAACTTCACCAGACTCAAACTGTTGCATCTTAGGAGCAAACCAGGGGTACTCAAGACTCTCAAATACACCCTTCTTAATCAATACCCATCCAAAACCAGTGTAGTCAACTGTAAATGGTTTGCGACGGTTCTTCATCGTCTCCAAGGTCTCGTGATTCATCACTCCACCATTGGTACGGAAATCATCTTCCTCCAACCAGTGAGCAACGGAAGTAGTCATACCATCCTCGGTGCAATACCACCCTGCTGCAATGTCCTTATCCATCCATACAAGACGATAGAACTTCTCGGTATCGAACACAATATCAGAGTCAATCCACAACTGATAGTCGTAGTTGAGTTTACCATCCCACGGGACTTGCTTCGGTCCACGCAACACATTTGCTCCAAGACACTTACAACGTGCAAAGTTCACCATGGAACTATAGTCTT